GTGGTACGGCATACGTCCTCCTTAGAAAACAGGTCTAAACCTGTGCCTACAGTTATACCCGCCTGCAACCACAAACGGGCTACCATCTCTTTTGCCTGCCCAGCTATCAGACCACGCCTCTCGTATTTCTTCAATCGTCATTGTTTTGCCAACGTGCTTTTCGCAGTGGTCGCGAGTCTTGGAGTCATCTGGGCCGAAGTATTTAAAACGGGTTGCACCTGCCTCTAGTGACATATTCGTCGTAATAGTGCGGTCAAAGTCCATCAGGCCGTCATTTAGCGCTACCTGTGCATAACGTCCAAGGTCTGCGTCTACGCTTTGCTGTATCTGCTCCACTGCCTGAGCAAAGGGCAGGCCCGTCAGCGTGTTGGCGTATACCTGAGCGGCAACCGCCTCGACAAACTCTTCCCCCAGAGTCTCAAGGCCGCGAAACGATAACTGTTGCAGTTGACGAACCACGGTGTCATCAAGTCTTGCAAGCGCGGTGTAGTTGCCTAGCATTGCCTCTGCCTGACTCGCCACCAATGCGTACTCACGAATCATGTCGTCAATTTCGGCAAGGTATTCTTCTTGCACGAACTGACTAATAGTGGCTCGGGCATTCACTGCCCACTCTAAGTCAAACAGTTGTCCATCGCGCAAAGGAGCGTTGCCCATAAGCTGAACGATACGCTGTGATAATACCGCCAGCGCATTCTGCAATCGACGCTCATGCCGTTTAGCACGGTCAATTACGTCTTTAGCGTGGTCAGTATCAGCCGCCATCTGTTAGCGTTTGTATTGGCTCGACTAGCTGGTCGCCGCCAGCAATCTCATCAAGGCCAATCTTCTCGCGCACCTCGTTAGGTGTGACTAACCCGCTGTCGATGTGGTACTTGTAAATCTGCGTCTCTTTAGCAAAGTCACCGACCGCTGTTGTGGCCTCTTCGATTTCGCCATGTGCCTGTGCAAGTACGTTGTCGTCGAGTACGAGGTCAGCGATCTTCTTGTCAATCTCACGAAGCAAGGTGACAGACTTAACGCCACTAGCGCGTGTCTGCTGTAGGAAGCGAAGCTCAGAATCATAGTCACGGATATCGAAGCTGTCAGGGTAGTCAATCTCTACCTCGTGCAACGGATGCCCCTGCCACGTACACCACAACTGCCACAACTGCTCTTCGGCTAACTCTAGGATGTCTGCCTTCTCAGCCAGCTTTGCGTTAAGCATTTGAAACTCTGTCTGCATTGCTACGCCTGACTGTGTTATAGCCTCTGTGCCGCGTACTGCGCCCATGTGTGCCATGCGGTTAATCGACTCTATTTTGTCCTCGATAGAGGCACGTATGGCGTCTAGGTTAGCGCCAGAAGGTTGCATCTGGTACGGCTTTAGCCCTGCGTCGATGTCATCGCTAATGTTGATGACTGCGCCTGCACCTGCACTAGCGTCCGTGTCGTAGGTCTTCACCAGTGTAGGGTGATTAGAGATGCGAATCAGTTGCTCGATTTCCGATAGCTCTTGGTAGATAGCCTGTTGCATGTAGGCAATGTCACTGATGTCGCTGATGCCAATGCCACGTACCACTGATCGGTTAGAGGGTAGGTGTACTGCGGGTATCTTGCCAATAGGGTTGTCGATAGTCTCTATGACGTTAGCCTCGTCACCGTGGTAGCGCACTAGCTGTATTGTCTCTCGCGTCCAGATACGGAAATACGTCTCAGTAGTCGTGCCGTCAATGCGGTTTACTGACTCCCTGACTTTCATGTAGGTCAGCTCATGGCGACCGCTAGGCATTCGCTCATACTTCCAGTCGTAGACATTCTCAGGCGTGATCAGCGTGACGTAAGGCCGAATCTCCTGCGCTAGTTCCTCTGCGCGTGTGCCTGCTGTTGACTGCGGCTTATCAAGCATAATCCAGACATGACCATAAACACTCGACCATATCTGCGCTTCACGCATGAAGCTGTTAAAGCTCTGCCCGTCGAGGTTAGCGTCCTTTAGGAACGCGTTAAGGTCGGCACTGCCTTCCATTTGCTGATAGTTACGTGTAGGCGGTACGCGCCACAGGAATGACGAATAGACATGCACTACGTTGCGGCAGTGATTGTCCAGCGGTGTTAGTGCTAGGCGTCTGCTGTAGGCATTCTTGTCTTCGTTGAGGTAGCTGGTCAGGTATGACCCGTCGCGGTAGTCTTGACCACCCATGTAGCTACGCAAGTAAAACTCCCAGCGAGCGATGTTGTTTTCGTAATCGGGGTGCTGGTATTCAATGTCTTCGTAATACATTTACGTCCACCTCTGCGGGGCTTGCGGCGCGTTTGCCTTTCTAATTGGAAATAGATACTCCACCGCATAACCAAGTGCGTCGTTCATGTGATCAAAGCCGTCCTTTTCGGGCTGGCTAGTGCCTTCCTTGTAGGTATGGCGTTCCAAAGACTCAATCACCTTCTTGCACTTAGGGTCAACGTATAACCGCCGCTGTCCATCGTTAGATAGTAGACGACTGTTTACCGCGTTAATTCTGTCCCGTACTGCCGCATGTGAATTTCGGACGCGTACCTCGAAACCCGCGTTCTGCAATATAGACAGGTCTGTCCTGCCACCTGCGCTCGTTTTACGTTGCCGACTCGCAGGGTCAGGGTATATCACTATTGTACCATTTCCGTAGCGTTCGCGAAGCTCTGCAACCATCTCATCGGTATTCGAGCCAAACATGACGATTTCGTCAAAGACGTGGAGCGTGTCGCCCTTGCGTGTCATAAGCACGGCAGACATCGGATCGAGGTTAAAGTCCATGCCTACGTGTATGACACCGATATCGTCGGTATGTCTTGCAACTGACTCTTCTCGTTTGAATCCGTAGTAGATGATGCCGCTGTAGTTGACGAATTTGGCTTCGTATTCTTGCTCGAAGGTTCGTTCGTCCAAGTCCGCTTTAGCTGACTCAATTTCTGACGGTGCAACATTTCCGCCTTCAATCGTTGTGTATTGATATGAACGCCATCCGTCATCGTCATCTACTCCCTTTCCGTACAGGTCATAAAAATGGTTGCGGCCTTTAGGTGTGCCAATAAACAATGCGCCGCCTTGCCTGTCAGATAGGCTCGGCCTAATGACCTCGAACCACGCCTCCTTACGCATATCGGCAAACTCATCCAGCACAACGAAGTCTAGTGAGCGTCCACGTAAGTTGTCGGGCTTCTCAGCGCCCTTCAGCGATATGCTTGACCCATTCTTGAGGCTAATAGTTAGTGCCGTCTCATTCGTCTTGTCAATGTACTCACGAGGTATCTGGCTAGTCAGCATGTCCCATGCAATCTCTTTAGCCGCCTTGTAGGTCGGAGCCACATACCAGACGTTCTGCTCAGGCTCACGCAATGCCCTGTTGAGTAGCTCTGCTGTGCTTAGGAATGTCTTGCCGAAACGCCTGCCAGCTACTACTACACGGAAGCGGTCAGGACAGGTAAAGATGTCAGACTGTGGTGGTGTCAGTTGCATTCGTTAGCTGGATAACAACTGGTGGCAGGTCAGTGATTTCGCTCTGCTCTTCCTTCATGTCTGGTAGGTACTTGTTCAGTAGTCTGATGCGTTGCTCGTTTGCAATCTTCAACTGCTGAAGGCGCTTATCGAAGTGCTGGTCAGACTCGGGGTCTAGCTGTTCGATTTTTTCAATGTTGTCAAAGACATAATCAAGGCGACCCCGCTCGGCTAAATATGCCCTCAGTTCGTCCTGTCGAATGCCTCGTTCGCGCTGTTGTCTAGTCTTCGCCATTGTCTAAAGGTGACGGTATACCTTCGGCCCATAGTAGGCCATGTGTTTGCCCGTCTCTCACTTCTCCGCGTTTGATGTCTTGGTCTGACATGGGGTATGTCTCTACCGCGCCGTCATCGAATGCGACGAGGTAGTTACCTTCGTGCCTTGGCATACTGCCCTGCTCTACGGGCCGCCAGTCTATTGTCACTGTCTGCAACATATAGTGTCCCCCGCGACATATTATACCAACATATAGCAAAAGGGTGCGGACAATAAATAACGGCCATTTATTTGGGGTAAAAAAAAGCCCGCATAAGCGGGCAATCATTGACGGGAAAGGAAGCAAACAAAAAAAGCCCGTCAAAGTCTGCTACGGATCGTAGCGGATAATCTCAAGTGGCGGCTCATCGTTAGTCTTTAGCTTAACCACTCTGTAGTCTGATAATACGGCCATGTCCTCCTGATGCCGTGTTGCCATTGCTTGCGCGGCTTGGATCGCTATGATCCAGTTTTCTAGCTCCTCATCAGTCGCTCGTACATACCTGCTGATAAAGTTTTCGCCAATCGGGATGTCCGTCTCTGCCATTTGTCTTCCCCCATAAATCGACCATTTCACAGTACTCTTGTTCTACCACAAGCGCGTCCTCGTAGTCACCCTGCCCTGCTATCCCGAACGCCGTAAGAATCAAGATGACTGCTATGAGTCCTAGCGCCATCGCATCCGTCGATAAGTCCTTCATATAAAACCCTCACTCTTTCGTTATTGCGCAACTTATTCAAAGCCGCTGTTTCGATTTGCTTTACCCTCTGACGCGATATGCCCATGACTGCGGCTACTTCTGTCAGTGTCATTTGCTCTGAAAACTTACTGCTCATCTGCCCCCCAGCAAAAAGGCCGCTTATGCGGCCCGTTGTGCAATTACTGATTGAAGCTCTGCAACTTCTTGTTGAGCATTGCTGATTAGACGCTGTTTAGCCTCAATTGTCTGAGCATACGCCTCTAAAGCCTTGTGGCTGTAACCACGACGACGCTCAATTTTTCTAGCAAAATGCTTGCAGTCAGATTGCAGTAACTGGATGTAAGATTGCTCGCGCTTAAGTGCGTCGAACAAAACCTCTGTAGAAAATTCGTTGTAGTTAAAGTCTGTCATGTCGTTGATTCCTTATGTCAGTGACTATGGGTACTAATCTACAAGCTAGCTTTATCCCTTGCAAGCACTTTTTTATCTATTTAGGTAAATAATATGGGGGAAAGGGCGCAATGTGACAATCGCGACATTTTCAATCACCCGTAGTGGCGGGCAATCTCTGCGACGAATTGGTCTTCGTTAGGGTGACGGGATAGGCGCTTAAGATATTCCTCTTCGCCTATGCCCTTGTCTCTACCCAGTCGATTCAGTAGCTCTGTGATTTTATCGGTCACGACAATGTGGTGCCGCTCCGCAAAATACTGCCTTTGACTCTGTACACACATGACAACATCCTCTTGTTGTCTGCGTATTATAGCATACGGTCAATTAGTTATACGAAACGATGATGTGGTCAGGGTTTTGCTCTTTCTTGCGGACTTCTTCGCGATAGTGCTTTGCTATCTCGTCACGGACAGCTTTATTTTCTTTCAGGATGCCTCGGCACTTCTCAGTCAGTAGCTCTAAATGACCTTCGCCTAGCTCTGTCTCTAGCCAGCCGCTAAAGCTCAACGGATTCTCAGTCATTACCCGATGATGGTAGTGGCACAGGGTAACAGCGTTATCCATTGAGTATCTGACAATCTTGCGTCTTCTGCCGTAGATGTGTGCGCACTCTAGCGACTGGTCAGTACCGCAAACAAGACACGCGCCGTCTCTAGCTCTAACTGCTTTACTAAACCAGATGTCCGCGTTTGTTCTTTTTATCGCCATAGTAAGTCTCTTTGGTAAATCGGCGCTCGCGCAGTATGGCCTTCTCTGTGTGTCCGCAACTGCATGCCCAGCCTTCTAGCTTGTAGTCAGCCGCAGTAAACATCGGCACCATGTCT